TTGTAAGATCGTCTAGATATGTTTTTGCACCTGCTTCTATAAATTCTGCTGGGGCTGTTCTTACTACTTCTGCCATTATACTTTTCCTCCTGCCTCTAACATTTTCATTTGATCGTACATTCTTTGTGCGCCTAGTTCTACATTACCGTCGCCCATGCCTCTTACAGCATCAGCTGTCATAACAAACTCATTGTTAGATAACATGGCTGGAATGTCGTCTTCTTTTTCTTTTATACCAACCGGTGGTATAAATCCACCAGTTTCTCTTAAATCTAATTCTTTAACACCTGCTTTGTTTTGCCTTATAGGTAGACCCTCGACGCCCGCTGCTTGCATGGCATTCATGCTTGCGCTATCACCTACAGCCTTCATCATTCTACCACCTATAGCCGCTAGACCTCTTCCTTCTGTTTTCATCATACTCATTCTATCAAATTCTTCCATTGCTTTATCTGCTGCTTCTTTAGGAGAGAAACCTAAATCTATATATTTTTCATATAAAGCTTCTAATATTTTATCGTTCTCTATATTAGATGCCATTTTTATTGGAATGTTTTCTTCTATTCCAAAGTCTCCTGGTTTTGGTCCAAAAGGATTTACAGGTTGTGTTGGGTCTGGTGGTAATACTGGACCATCAGCAAAACCTACTCTACCACCCACAGCATACTCTGATGTATTTGTTGTAACAAAAGCTGCTACTTCCTCTTCTGATGCGTTTGGATTTAAGTTTCTATAGTATTTTTCTAAATACCCTGATGGGTCTCTAGCTAATTCTGCTTCAGCTTGTTCTGGTGGCATTCCTAATGTTTTTGTTAAAAAAGTAGATACTGCACCTAGTGTAGCTAGTTTAGTTATACCACCGCCACCACCTATTTTATCAAAAACTTTTGAAAATATACTATCTGATCTTTTTAAATCAGTGTCTCCTAGAGCTTTTCCAAATATATTTTCTCCAAGAGGAGTTGATTTAAATTTTAGAAAACTTGCACCTAAATTAGACATTACATTGCTAGGATTAAATATACCACCAAAGCCAGCTGTTTTCGCGGCAGTTCCAGCACCCAAAGCTCCAAGTCCTGCCGTACCTGCGTATAATAATGCAGCTTTACCTATTGGAGACTTTGCAATCTTCTTTACGCCTTTAGTAACTTTTTTAACAGCTTTTTTAATACCACCAAGTATAGCAGGTTCTCTAGGTACAACATCCATGATGCCTCCACCCATTCTTAATTGTCTCTCCATCTGTCCTCTTGATATTGTCATAATTTAGCTAAATTGTTAAGGCAGGCATAAAATCCTGTATTTTTCAATCTACTTGGTTTTGCCAAATAAATCAAGACTTGGCATGATGACTTTGATATCTCTTCTTATATCTGCTTCTGGCACTCCTTTTGCCTTCCATTCTTCGTCATTTTTGTATACCTCGCCTGTCTTTAAATTAGATATAGTCTCTATTATCTCTTTTGGTTTTATTACTTCCATTACGCTGTTACCTCTCTTGGCTGTATCTCTAATATAGAGGCTATGACATGAAGCTCGTTGGCATCACTAGCCTGCACTTTTAATATCTCACTCTCCTCCATAACCAAAGGCTGTGTTAAAAGCTCTACAGTCGTATTAGAAGATATAGCTTTTGTTTTAAATAAGCTGAATATAGCACCACTAGAGTCAACTAGGGTCACGGTTAAATTAGCTCCTGATCCAGCATCTTCAGAAACTAATATTGATTTTACAACTGTTGTTGTTGCAGTAGGGACTGTGTACAAAGTTGTAAGGTCTGTTGTAGTTAAATCTACTTTTTTATTTTTAAAACTATTAGCCATTAATTTAAAAAGAAGTTTTGTGCATCAACTTCATCCTTTAATTCTTGTTGATAGGTTGTATTTAATTTTTGCACTATCGCATCAAGATCTCTTACCTGTGCATCAGCCACATCTTGTCTGTATGTAGGTGATGGTCTTGTTAATATCTGTACTATCTTTGCCATTATCTTCTTCCGTCTGGTTGTATGTCTAATCTAAATCCACCAAGTTTCCAATTCTGTGATGATCCTGTGTTAGCTATTTTTAAAGACACGGCTCTTGCTCTAGCTCTTGTATCTACTTTGGTTGTAGATGATGTAACTGTAAAAGGACCAAGAGGTGAACTCGCTTGACTGCTATTAGAAAAGTTTCTTAAATTTAATGTAACTTGTGTGTTACCGGTTTGAGATAAAAAGTCTGGTATGAATCTTCGTATCTTTGCAAATACTTCGCCATCACCACCCTGACTTATATCAAAGTCTCCTGATTGTATGTTTGCAGTTACAGCTGTTACTGCAGTAGATGTAACTTGATCCGTGCCAGTTTCATGCTCATAATATATGGTGCAACCATCAGTATTACCAACAACATCATAAGATGTGTTTGAATCAGCGTCATAGTCTGTTGCATGCGGTTTACCAAATACAGAAGAGTCTTGCCATGTTGTTCTATCTAATGTGCCAGTTGTCCATATTGGTCTGTCCGGAGAAGACTCTTGATAATTGTAAGTGACACATCTATCTACAACTGTAGAGTTCTCTGTGCAATAAAACCAATTAATCTCACCAAACAAATTATTTAATCCTGCGTTAATTAATTGTGATGCTGTTGTATTTAAATCATTATAAACAAAATCTTCTACCAAACATGGTAACGTTTGAAGAGCACCAGCGTATTTAAAGAAACCATTTTCTGACATCCAGTACGCAGCACCATCAACTTCAACGGCTGCATTCTGTCCTATTAATCCACAGTTAGTACCTACTTGTGTAAAACCAAAAGTAAAAGGCGGACCGATAAAACGCATTGTAAATAACGCAGTGTCAGTCCAAACATAAATTGCATCTCTACCTCTAACAGCTCCTACAATTCTAGAACCATCCGCAAGTCTTTGTGTACCTGCTGTGTTGGTTGCTGTAGGTGTGTAAGTATTAATATCCTCTTGGTTAGAGAATCTAATAAACATTTGATCTTGCGTAGACTGATCCCCTATTGTTGTTTCTGTTCCAAAAAATACCAAGTGTCTATCAGGTGTAGATACAATCATGTCTCTCGACGCTGTCGGCGCGCCTGAAATAATTGTGGCTCTTGTTGACGTAGCACCAGATGCATTTGAGTCCCACTCAAATACTTGTCCGTTATGTATGAGTGCAATAATTTTATCACCAAAGTTATCTATTGACCACATACCTGGATCAACAACTAAGTCACCAGATGCAGCCTCGCCCCACGCTACATAGTCTGTGGAATTAATTACAGTGTCTGCATTCGAGTGAGATGCAGCCGTAGTATTTCTAACTCCTCTTGTTACACCGGTTAGAGTGTTGCCTGATATACCTGTGTAAGAAATTTCTTCATTTCCTATTTGAATAAAACTTGTTCCTGATGTTGGAAACAAAGAAGCATCGGTTAGCACAATTGTTGTGGTAGAAGCGTTAATGCCTCCATTTAAACTTGTTGTAGCTTCACCTGAAACAGTTCCACCCCATTGACCTAAGCTCCAACCAAATCCTGGTAGTTGTCCAGCAGGTCCAACACTATAGTAAGCTTGCACTCTAATACCACCAGAAGTAGTAGCTCCAGAGCCACCATCTGTTGTTGGCATAGTAATTGTTATGACTGTTGAAGATTCTACGGACGTAACCATAAATGTTTTATCATTAAAGTCAGACGCACCAAAATTAGAATTAGTGATAGTAGAAAAATTATCTAGTAAAATAATATCTCCTGCTTGAAGATTATGATCTGATGAAAATGTTATTGTAACTACCGCTGAATTATTTGTGGTTGAAAAAGCATTAGTTAAAGTTGTGGTCGCTCGAATCGGGTGTATGTCATAGAACACACCACCTGAGTATGCGTATAAAATTCTGTTAGTTCCTATGATAGAAAACTTATTACCTGATTTATTAACAATATGGTGCATGGCTCTAGCTGCACCTGTTAATTTATTTTCACCTAATTGTGACCAGCCACCTATTTTTTCTGGTGTTGAGTATCTAAATCTAACATTGTCACCATCAATCCACTGACCCTCAGCTTGAGTTGCAGTTAGCTGTTTATTAAACCCTGGTAAAAATTGTACTTTTTGTAACGCCATAGACCTCCAGATTATAATAGATAGCGTTTATATTCAACGTTATTTGACTATTCCTAGCATAGGTCTTTTATCATACAAATTGCTCTTTGCAAACCTTCCGTCTGCATGATTATAATGTAGAAATACTTGACCACATAATTTACCCTCAAAAGGCTCTCTCCAGTGCTCTAATTCACATCCAGAATAAATAAGCATATCTCCTGGTTTTAGGTCTACTTTTATACCTTTGGGTGCTCCTGGCTTATGTATGCCTTTATACTCGTCTATGACGTTGTCAGACCCCGTAGGATCGATAAATATGGGCCATGCATCTCCACCTAGGTTTAGTGTAGTCGATATCTCACAGCTAGGTCTATCTTTGTGTCTTTGTAAGATATTACCCGTTCGGTACAATCTACAATAAGAATATGTAGGTACTAATTTAAGTCCTGTTTTTTTCTGCATCACATCTATAGTTTTAACAAGCAGTGTCTCCATAAGTCTATCGCTATATTTAGCATAAGAGTCTGGGACTTGTTGGTCTTTAAAATTACCTACAAGTTTATTGCCAGCATGAGTTACACCGTTCTGTAACATCCAATAATCTGCCTCTGCTGATATTTGTAGATAAGTATATGCCATGTCCGCTACCTCTTTAGATATAGCACTTTTAATAACTTGGTATTTATTTTTTTTAAAACTCATATTTGTATAAAATTATAAGACACAGATACTCTCCAGTTCTTTTCACCTTTATCTGTGTTCATGTTTATATCAACACCATGAGGAAGCCAAGATGGAAAAAATATCATACGTCCTTCTATTGGTTCGTAAGCACAAACTCTCCATAGTTGTTCAGGTAGATTGTCTACTCTTCTAGGCATATGTGTATTTGGTCCTGGTCTAGGATCTTCTAAAAATAGTTTACCTGAGTTCTTGG